GGCCCTCACACACACTGTGCAGGCTTCACCCTCAAATAAATGTGGCGACTCCCCTCGCCACACTCATTGTTGAATGAAGCGACACTGTCGCCAAGTTGGGACCAAGTCCCGGGAAACGTGCTGATTCGCACGAGGAAAACCCGGTCCTTCGCCCGGGCTTCTTGTACCCCTCTCTCTCTCACACACACACACGCACACGCTCACGCAGTCGTGAGCAGCGGTGGGTACTGGAACCCCACCAGAGAGAAGTCGTCACCCGCTGCCATGAGCAGGGTGAACTTGTTGGTCACAAATGGACCTGTGATGTTGCGCTCGGTGTTTGCGCTGTTGATGCATCGTCGGTAAACATCAAACCCGACGAACCCCGTGAACGTAGTCTCTCCAGAGGAGACCTGCGCCAAACGGGGGAGGTCCACGCCACGTAGGTAGTAGCGTGAAAACGCGTAGGGGACGGACACACCCACGGGGGACGCCTCCGTATCCCCGCCCCACTGGTACGCGTCAGTGTTGAGAAACGACCCCTGCGCGGTCGACGTGACGGCAATCGCCCCGTTGAAGTCCGTGAGCGTTGTCCCACCGTTGCCCTCTTGATCACACCACGGGGACACCGCGGCGTTGATGCGCGACGCCACCGTAGCGCCGTAGTCAAAATGGTGGGCACGCCACTTGATGCCGCCCCGCTCCCCCGCAAACATGCTCCTGAAGTAGTCGAGCGGCGTGGTGGGCACGTACTGGATCACCGCGGACTCACTCGCGGCGAACCAGGAGGCGATGGTCGGCGCCATGTAGTTGACGTTGGGTGTCAGACCCGCGCCGATGGACTTCCACCCACGTGCGGGGATGACGACCCTGTTCTGAGCGATGTCGATCGACAAAGGTCGACCAAGGTTGAGGTCCATCTTGAGCTGGTACCTCGCGAGCAAGGGCCGGAGATGGTTGTACCGCTCCGTTGTGATGGCGCTGGACGGCGGACTCGTGAGCGCCGGAGCAAGCTCGTCCGGCGCGTTGCGATCGTAGGCGTACCCACTCGTAAGCGCCGCTGTGGTGAGTTGGCGCACAGTGTGATGAACCACCTCAAAGTCATCACCGGCTGAAAGCGACACGAGGATGGGCACGTGGTTCGTGGTGAGCGGCGCGGTGAGTGGCGACTCAACCTGAATGACAATCATCCCGTTGAGGAATGTGTCGTTGATCGCCGCGCCCGTACCACCCGCAATGCACTCCAAAAACCCACACTGCGCGCGCGCGAGCGAGGGCGGGAGCCACAAGTAGGGCTGGGTCGCTTGGAACCCAACGGACAGCTCGACCTCCGTCCGCTCACTGAGGTCAAGCACCACGCTCTTGAGCATGGTGGGCGGAAACCCACCCGCGTTCGCCGTACTCCCGCTGGGCACGTAGTAGATGAGCAAGCGCCCCTGATGAAACTTGGAGGCGTTGGCGCGAATGCGAAACCGCAAAGTCCCACGCCAGTTGGCGTACGGCACGCACAGGGACCCGAGCGGGGTGAATCGCACGGTAGTGGCTGAACTGCGCACACACACCTGTGGCGTCACCGGGATCGAGACGACGCGCGTGCCCGCCGTATCGGTGGTGTTCCACAAGAACCCGTCGACGTTCGGGTTGATGAGGGCCTCCCGGGAGGCGAAAAATGCGTGGGACATCTCATCCGCCCCGAACCCCGCGATAGCCCCCCCCGGCGGAAGGACACCAACGGGGTCCAATCCGGCTGGTGCGACCCAGTCGTTGCCGGACGCCGTGCCGGTGCTCGCCCACGGTGCCGACACCACCGGTGTGACCGCCCCCGGCACGACGGGCTTGGAGTACCCAAACGCTGCCGCCACACGCGACGCGGCCGTGGCCATCGCCGACAGCGGCAAAGCATACGGAGCGGCCGCGGGGATGGCGCTGGCCACCGCCGTCGCCCCCGCCGCCAGCGTGGACAACGGGCGCGAGTACACACCCGCAGGGCTCGCCTCCTTCCCACTGGTGACCGTCGCGTACGTGGTGATGACGGGCGACGCGAACGTGGCGTTGGTCAAACACGCGTAGACCGTGATGGGGACGTTGGGGGGCGTCGCCAATGTCACGTGTCGTAGCGTGGTGAGCGGCTTGATGACGAGCACGCCCATGGCGTCGATCGTGTCGATGAAGGCCGCACCAGAGTTCGACAAGTCAATCCACTCGTTGGGTGCAGCATACGGCAGATCAAGCTGCACCGTAGCCGCCCCGGAGACGTCCACGTCGACCCCCGCCAAGGACGTCACCTGAACCGCGTCGTACGTGCTTGTCATGCGCGAAAGCGCGGTAATCTGGTCAAAGTGACGCGGCAGGTAGCGGAACGTGATCTTGCCGTAATGGAAACCCGTCCCGCCGACAAGAATGGTCAGCCGCAGCCCGCACTTGACGCGGGCAAAGTTCGCCGCCTTGCGCACCACCGCAAAGTTGGTGAAGTATGCTGACCACACGTCGACGAAGGACGGGCCGCTGACGCTCGACCACGCCGTCGTCAAAATGGGCACCTGACGCTCCCACCAGTTGGCGAGAACGGAGGAATCCGCGAGCGGCGGTGGGGCCGCGGGCGGCATCACCGACGCTTGCACGCCGACCTCCGTCATGATGAGGCCGGTGTCGTTCGTGGCGGGCGCCTCGTGGGCGCCCACCGTGTTGGAGGCATCGGCTGAGTTGGTGATCAGCTGTGCCTCGGAGGTAGCCGTGTTGGTTCCCTCCATTGGCGCGGTCCCCAAAGGGGCAATGGCCGCGCCACTCATGTGTTGGTTGTTGTTCATGGTCTGTCTTTGACCACCTACCTTCGCGACCGACTTCGGTAAATGGGGTCTGACCCCTGGCCCTAAAAAGGACTCAGAGTCGCCACGGTAGTACGCCGCCCCCGAGGTCATGCGGGCGTTCAACGTTTGAGCCGTGGACGGAGCGTTTGTTTTGTCTTCAATGTCAGATCGCTCATTGACACGTAGGTCGAGTTTAGCGGCATCCCGGGCCGGTCCGACAGCCGTCACCCACTCCGGGGACCCCCCGTCCCACGTAGAGAACGAGCCGTCAATATACCGCCGCTCCTGCTCGAGCGCGGTGGGGATGGTGATCACCAACTCACCTCCCTCATACTTCATGGGCATTGCCGCCAACAACGCCCCACGCACCTCCTCGTACAACTCCGGTTGGTCGCGGTGCAGCCACAACTCCGCCATCATGTTGGGGATCGCTTGCTGGTCGCGCGCCATCGCGCCCGCGGTACTCTCGACCGCGTACGCACCACACCGGAACACCGACTTCAACTCCAACGGGGCGAGCCACATGTCGTGCCACACGAGTACGCGCCGCTTGAGGAACGTCTCCTCCTCTTGAGGGGTGAACTCGCGTAGCACACCGGACTTGTTGGCGTCCGTGTACTTGTCCCCCCAAGACTTCAACGTCTCCTGGAGCGTCACCTGGTTGAACCACTTGCGGCGCGACGCAGCCTTGTTGTCGTCGCCGTACCAGATCGCGCGCACCCACCTGCGAAACCACCCCGGCCCCAAATCTGGGTCGGGTTCCCACACCACCACAAGAATCAGGTAGGCCACGCGAAAGGTAAGCGCGCCACGCATGCTGTTGAGCTCGGTCGTCCCGTTCACACCCGAAGGGGACGACCCGTAGATGATGAGCACCACCTCATCAATCTTCGTCACTGGGTACGCGCAGAGCACAATCAGCACTCCAAGGGCCCGTCTGGCCGTCAGGTCATACCCTGTACCGCGCTCAAGGACACTTTGAACCCCGATGGAGATGCCCATGTTGAAGATGGGGTCACTCACCTTGTCGTAGTCCGTGAAGTCACCACAGATCTTGTCGGTGGAAAACTCGTCCAATGGGCGATGGAGGTGCTCCCACGCCTTGCTCACCGCGTTGACGCCAACGGCACACTCGGTGATTTCCACACTGAGCGTCCGCATCCACCGAAGCCACGGTAGGAAAAGCATCCGCATGGCGAGAAAGACGTGCAGGTCGCCCACGTTGAAAAACCGCGTGCGAAACTCCACAACGCGCTTGAGCGAGCGCCCCTCGTCCTTGTGCTTGTACGCAAAGAAGAGCGCCTCAACCTCAACCTCCGGGAGTCCCGCGATGAACCGCTCGACTGCCACCCGCAGGTCAGGTGAAATCTCGCGGCGCTCGAAATCGATCCAGGCACGCTTGGTGCCGCCCCACTGCCCAGAGGACGTGGACGGCTCAACCCGGTCGTACATACCGGGGACTCCGAACACAGCCTCCTCGAGCGTGAGCGGGCGCACCCAGTCGGGCGGGTCCGGGTACGCACCGAAGTACTCCTCCACCGCGGCTCGCACCAACTGCGCCGGGGGTGGGGAACGGGGGCAAAACGCCCTGGCCACAGTGAGGTGCGTAGACCGGTACTGGACCTCGCCGTTGACACACACCGGCGAGGTACCCACGGCGGGGGCCGCAAAATGAGCACCAAAGCGGTCAAGGAACGGTCGCAACACCTCAAAGAAGGCGGTGGGCGCCAGCGACATCCGCGCCCGCTCCCGCTTCGGTGAGTAACCCAACAGGTCGCCCGCAAACGACACGCCCTCCGCGTAGTTGACCCATGAGTTGCGATGACAAACGCTACTCAGGGGATCACGGCAAGCCGCACCAAACGTAGGGGCACTCACCACCTGCGCTCTGGTGAGCCACAGGTGCTTCTTTGCCTCGGCGACGTCTTCCGCCGAGAAAGGCGTGATGATGACGTGGCCACCCCCCGTTGCGGTGACCACGCCCGCCAACACGCGGTTTTTCCCGGTCGACAAAACCACACCAGCACCACTGGTCCCGCGCATGACGGCCCCCGAAAGCAGGACAAGGGGTGACTCGGGGTCGACCACAACATTCTGCTCACGAATGTAGACCGACCGCGCGCGCGCCACGCCAACGCTTGGGGCCCGGCGCACCGCCAGCGTGCGCGTGGTCTCACCCGTCCTCTCCATGAAGATGCCATCCGCCAACCACGTCACCTGCTCCAGCCCCGCCAATGTGGTGAGCGCGATCTTCTCGAGGCTCTTGCCGGGGCGCGCAGTGATCGTAAAAAACGCCACATCGCGACCCGGAACGAGGTACACTTGGCTCTCGTCCACGGCGTACTTGCTCTGCATGACCGTGAGAAACCCGTTGAGAGGTCCAATCGGCACGAGGGCACCCCTTTTCCCCGCAGACAGCCACACGACAAAATTGTGTGCGGCCGTGACGTACAACGGCCCCCCCAAGCACGTCGCAGCCCCAACATGGTCGGGGTCGCAAAACTCGAACAGGCAGGTGTTGGCGCGCAACGTGTTGACCACGTCGGGCTCCGGAGTCGTCGCCGACTGAATCGCGACGGGGTCCTTGAACACGAAACGCGGGACAGCCTCTGGAACCCGCCCGTGCTCATGCCCTGGCACCCGGGGGTCGCCGACCGCATCCTGTGCGTTGGCGCGCTGCCACCCCGATGGGTTCTCCGCAACCACTGAGGGGAGCTCGCGTAGCATGCAGGGCTCAGCAGTCACGCCCCGCCGCCCGCGCACCCACCAGACACCGGCCACTCCAGCGGCAATGCCCAGCGCGGCGGCTATGCCCCGGACGCGCGCGTCAAAAACGTGCGAGTCAGCCATAACCTCACGTTGACCACGCCACAGAGCGAGTTGCGACAATCGGTCGCGCCCCACCGCATGCTGCAACCCGACGACGACGTTGCGTCTCGTGAGCTGCCGCAGATCCCCCTGCTCGTACAAGTACATCAACAGCTCGCGCGCATCGCCAGGGCGCGACCAGCACATGTACGACACCCACCGCGCGTGGCTCGGCGGACGCGACCCCGTAACCCACGCCGCGAAACGCACGCCGTAAAAGAGAACGAACGTACCCGCGACGAGGGCGTTCCCGCGCGCAAAGTAGACCAGATCCGACTGCGCCCCGCCCGTACGGGCCACCCACCAAGCAGGCGCACGTCGGTGATCTTGGCGCGCCATAACCGTGACCAC